GAGGGTCAACACGGTTTTTTCGTACTCGGTCATAGGACAGTCAGGGTGCTCAAGAGATTTCTCAAGATCATCCATGCTCGGCTCCTGAAGTAGATTGAGACGCGCCATAATTCGCTTCGCCGCACCAGCAGCGTGGCGACTTGTGATCGTGAGGCCGCTCAGCCTCAATCGGTGGCAATTGCTTGCCGGCCTTCTTGAACATGGCGACACGGAAATCCTCGCACATGCCGTCAAGTGTTGCCGAATCCAACACGGAGATCGGGAAGCTGCGATCCTTGCCATCACCATCATCTACAGCCACAACATAATTTGGCAGCGAGAACGGCTTTAGATCAATTTCAACTTTAACTTTCACTTAGACTCTCCTGCGTCACTCGCTTGTGGCAACTCCGCGTAAGTCGCGATCCCTTTTTTCTCAGTGATTTTTCCGACTTCCTTAAGCCGAATGAACGCGCAACCCCACGGTGTTTTGAAGTGGTTCGCGACCATCGACACCTGGAACAGCGTTGCTGGCATCATCACATCGCCGTACTTCTCCGCGAACTCTTCACCGGCGAAGTTGCCCTTGGTCTCCTGGACGTAGCCCTTGCGAAATTCAAGGAACTGCTCGCCGCTCATCTTGGAGACAACCTGCCAAGCGTCGTCGGCCACGCGACGGTAAATCTCGACATGCGTTACCAGGTCGTCGAGAGACTTGGCGGCCTTCAGACCCTTGGCGTAGTCCTCGTCGCACGCGCTGAGATAGTTGATCGGCAAACTCACTTGACACCTCCCCGGTTCATAGTGAACGTAGCCGCAAGCCGAACGCTTCGGCGTGCGCGACCTTGGAGCGATGCGCGGTCCAATGCTTCGCGTAAGCCTTGTGCTTTTCGCGATGCGCCGCAGCCATCGGATTACCCTTCGGCGTGTAGCCTTGATCGGGCAACACACGGCTCGCGACCTTGGTCATCGAGCGCAAATACTTCTTCAAGTCTGTTCTCCTTTCGTTTCCATACCTGTCAGTAGTGGGCCCATACCCGCCAGTAGGGCCCTGGCTCTCGCTCGAGCATCCCATTCGCTCACGTTGCGCCAATCCTCTGCGACGAGTTCGCGCAGCCCCGCCTCAAGCTTGTGGATGCGGTCCTCAGCCTTCTTTGCCCGCAGCCACAATGCCTCGTAGCCTTCTCCTAATGCTGGTAGACGCGACTTTTCAGCGGCGAGCTCGGCGGCGAGGGCGTCGTAGTCGGCCTTAGACATCCAACGTCCGTCCTCATGCTCTGACATGTGGGCGCGATGGTCGGTGCTTTCGATGGTGTAGGTTTTAACCATGCTTGGAGTCTCTTTGCAGTGCTGTCATAGGCCACTGGCGAACCTGTAAATAGCTAGGGAAGCTGTCGAAATCCTTAAACGTCGGCCAGTTAGCCTGCGATCCCTGCTTCATGAAAAAGGCCGTTTCAGTCACAGCGCATTGCGCGCGAATGAAGTCAGCCCACTCGCGCTCCATTGGCCTTGCGCCGTGGCCGCTCTCGCCGCCGACGATCACCCAATCGAGATGGTCAAATCGGTCTACGAATCTGATCGGCCCTAACAGGGGCTCGCATGACAGAAACCGAACACGCGCTGGTTGCATCAGTAGCTTCGGGATATCGCGGTCGGCCTCTTCCTGGTTGACCACGCTGATTCCAAGCCACACGTTCGGAGGCCATATCGTTCCGAACGGCACCATCTTTGCGACATTGCCGATTCGCTTCGTCAGGATCAGCCAGTCAAGGTTTGGCGTCTTACGGATCAGATCCCATAGCATCTCGCGAACTGGCGGCAGATCGTCGGCGTTGTCGAATACATCGGCCATTGAGGCGCAGAACACCCGCAGCCGTTTACCCGCTTTCCTGGCCTTACGCTCCCACCGGAGCGGCGCAGACCAATGTTCCTCACCGAAGAACCGGCGCTCGCCGTTAGGCTCCCAGAGCGTCGTATGGTGCGGCAGAAGACGCGCAGCAAAGGATTTGGCGTAGCAGTTCTTGCAGCCCGGCGAGACTTCGGCGCAGCCCCACCACGGGTTAAACGTCGCGTCAGTCCACTCGATTGCGCTGTTTTCAGCCACTGACACCTCCCTTTGCAGACTGTTTCGGTTTGCGTGCGGAAATCTCGACGAGTCGTTTCTCAATAAGTTCCACATCGCGCCGCTTCCTATTCAGTTCGCTGCGCCAGTAGTGGACAGACCACGCGTAATCCTTTCGCTTGTGCATCAGGTTACGCAATTCCTGGTCAGCCTTCTCCTTGTCGAGCCGTTTATTTTCCTCGTCGCAGCGGGCCGCGCATGCGCCTTTATCCACAAATAAATCGTGAGCTGGCGTGTTGCTATAACTGTTGGCGTCCGGCGAAGATTCGGAGTACCAGATTTCCTCGCCTTCGATCCTGAAACGATTTGGCGTAAACAAGGTCGGAGTAAACCGATGTTCGTACTTCTTGACCTTGCCGCGCGCCGGTTCATATCCGTCCTGACAGGCGCGGCACTCAAGCTCGTATTCCTCGCCCGTGGCAATGCTGACCCGCAGCTTGCGAGTTCCAAGGCACTCAGGACAATCGACCCACCAGCTTTCGCAGCCGTAGGCCGCGTGCCAGACAGTAACGCCGAGTGCAAAAGGCAATTCTATTGTTGTAGTCACAGTCTTTTCCCTTATCTGTCGCTCATCACAGCGACCTTCACGAAGCGCCGGTTGCGGTCATAGATGCGCCGGGTAATCGCGCTGTTTTGGTGACCGGCAAGCAGCGACGCTGCCATCATGTCCGGATTGTCAGACACCGCTTTGGCGCGAAGATCATGAAAGTGAAACCGCTCATGCCCAGCGGCTTCCCAGGCTCGACATCGGCGCTGCCATTCGGCACGAAACCCGTCCTCGGTGTAGCGCAGGCCGTGCTTCGTCCGCAGCACGTACTCGCGCGGCCAATGAGGTTCCATGAGCCATGCGCGGTCCAGAATCTTTTCAACTTGTTCCGAAAGCTCTACCGCCAGCTTCTTGCGGCCGCTAGACTTCCCCTGGTCGATCTCGATGTGCCACTGATCGCGCGGCAGGTTTTCGGTCTTTATCTGAGACCACTTAAGTCCAAGGAGATCGCCCTGGCGCTGGCTGGTTACGCGCGCGAGATCCATTGCGATCTGAAACTGCGGCCGACACGTCGCTCGGAATGCCAAAAACTCTTTTGTGCTCACGTATCGCTCACGCGGACTCGTCGGCCAGCGCTCGATCACCGTGCAAGGATTCGTGAGATTCAAGTCCAAGCACCAGCGGCCCATGGCCTTCTTGAAGACCGTCGACAGGATGGTGACCATGCGATTGCGATGAACACGCCCGGTTGGCACGTTGATGAACTCGGCAACGTCCTTGGGGCGCATGTCGACGACATCCTTGTGGCCAAACGCGCGGCGCAGGATGATGATGATCGACCTATAGTCGCGCTGCGAACGCCACTGCAGACGCGGAATGCACTCGGCCTCGTAGAGGTCGAATAGATCGTTCATGGTCACGTGCGCAGCGCCTCTTTCTGACCGTCGTACACGGCCTTGAGTTTCTTCATCGCCTTCTCGTCGCGAATGGCCTTGGCCTTGGTGTATGCGGTACCGAACGCCGTCTCAAGAGCCTTCAAGGTGGTGACATCCATCGTCATGCACAGCGCGTCCAGTTCATCCTCGGTGAGCGGCACAGGTGGCGCGCCGGCGGCCCACAGAGCCACACCGCGCCCGGACTCCTCGCTGATGGGCTTATCGAGTGAGAACATGGCGCGGTGCTGCTCCTGCAGCTTTATGGGCTTTGGCATCCCTGGGGCATCGGCGGTGAGTAGGAACGATGTTGTCAGCTCGAAGGGCAAGTTCTTCTCGCACACCGGAATCCAGCCATCCAGGCCCGTGACCGACTTCTTCGGCACGATCAGCATCTTGCCGGTTTTATCGTCTCGCACCATGTCGACCTTCTCCTCGGCGCGAAAGCATAAGATCAGGTGCGCGCGGATCTGCAGGAGGCGCTGCACCATTTTCTTGTGGTCCATTTTTGGACTAATCCACGCGGACATCTTCACCCGCTCGCGCTTCTCCCAGTCCTGGCCGGCCATGCGCTCGAGCTCCGCCTCGTGCATCTCGAGCACACCGCCCTCTCCAGCCCATTCGTGGCTCATGGAGTCGACCACGATGCATGGATACTTGGCATCGTCGGCGGCAAAGATCGCCTCGGCGTAGGCTTGGGGGCTGAACGGCGGCTTTAAGTCCCCGTGATCGAACTTGAACTGATCCGCGTAGTGCTTCGCGCGGCCGGCCTCCGTGTCAATCACCGCGAAGGGCTTGCCGCCTGAGATGCCGGATGCTAGGCGCATCGCGGAGAACGTCTTGCCGCTCCCCGTGCCGCCGGCCAGGCCGATTAAGAGGCCCACCTGTTCGCGGATTGCCGGTTTGAATTGAAAGCTCACGCGAACTCCTCGGCCTGGGTCAAGTCCCAGGGCGCAGGCTCGGCCCAGTGGATGCGCGTGTTGTACGCGGGCCAGGAATCGGTTTTTAGGCACTTGCTCCACAGCTCCTGCGCCTTTGACACCTTGGTTTGACCCACGAAGCGGTAGGAATTGGACAAGGACACCAGAGAGCAGGCGTAGGGCGGGGTGATCTCTTGGGCTAAAAAGACGAAGGCCGGAAGCGCGCCGGTAAGCACCTCGATGCCTCGGGAGTAAAACTCAGCTTGGCAATCGTACCCCATGCGGCCGATCTGGCGCGAGAAGACGCCTGGAGCGGCACTGGCGGTTGATTTGTAGTCCAGCAGGATTTTACGATCCTTTGACATGATGTCGGGTCGTGCCCGGCACCACACCTCGCCATCCTGCCAAACCAGCGTGTGCTCTGGATCGCCGTCGTCCAAAATACCGGCAAGCTCCGTGGTGGCGATGAACTTTCGAGCCGCATCGCACATCTCCTTGATGTCGGCGTATTGGCGCTCCAAGACCGCGTACTTGCCGGCGGCTTGCGCGGCATCCCGCGCCTCTTTCGCCGCCTTAGTGCGCCAGTCTTCGGCCTCGACACGCACGATACGCTCCTCGGATTTTTCGAGCAGCATCATGTGCGCGGCCGATCCTAAGTCAAAGCGGCTATCCTGCTCTGGCTTATAGTTCGGGTTCAACCGCGGGTGTGCAAGCCAGGCGTGCAGCGGGGACTGCTCTAGGAGGATGTTCGCGATCGATGAGGACAGTGAGGCGCTCGGGGCCGGGTCCGCATGATACTCCTCAGCGGATAAGGCCTCGATGCTCATACTTCACGCTCATCGAGCACGGTGATTTCCGGCCGCGTGCTTTTCGCCTTGGCCATGCTCTCTAGGCGTTCGCGCATTTTGGCTTGGTCGGAGCCGCTGTGCACGCAGTACCAAGTGTCGGTGGCGGCTAGATACTGCTCCACTCGAAACCACGGCTGCAGCTCGGCGTCGTGGTCCTGGACGAGGCGCAGCTTCATGCGAGCTCCTTGATCAACTCGTAGGCGCGCTCGAAGCTTGCGCACGAGATGATGGCCTGACCGTCGGCGTTATAGACCGACCAGAAGCCGTTGTTGTGTAGTCGGATGCTCATGAGTTTAGATCCTTCAAGTCCTGCATGATGGCGAATCGGCCACGCTCCTCGGCGGGCAGCGTCGCCAGAAGCTTGCGCATGTCGCGCTTGTGGGCTCGGTCGCGCTTGGCGATCGCGAGCAGCAGCGCCACGATGCCGCCCACCGCAAATGTGATGCCGAGGGTGAAAATGACGGCCAATGCCCAGCCGAAGCTATTCATTTCCTACCCCCCCCCAGGTTCAACTGTTCGGGCGCCACCGTGTCGAGCACATCGAAGGCCTTCGCCTGCACGGCCTGGAACACGTCTTCCGTAGAGGAAGCGGTCGCGTCGAATATTTCGTTCGCATGCGCGCGGATGGCGCCGGCCAGCGTATTGGCGCGAACGTAGCGCTGGATCTCGCCGGTTTTCTTGTTGGTGACGGTGTAGATGCGGGACACGGTTGAACTCCTGTTGCGTTTTTCGACCTTGAAGCGTATGTTAAGCGCATGAAGTCAGTATGTCAACAGCGTCGATGAGCAAAATCCGTGAACTGCGTCTCAAGCAGAATTTGACGCAGCAGCAGTTCGCCTCGCTGCTGCGCACCGATCAGTCCTTGGTGTCGAAGTGGGAGACCGGCCGGCATAAGCCCGTGCAGAGCACCAAAGCGAAGATCGCGCAGGTCTTAAAAGTCGAAGTGAGCGAGCTGCTGTGACGGCGCACATGTCCGTAGAGGAATTCAAGGCGCTGGCGGTCCCGCCGAAGCGCTTGAAGTACGGCAACAAGCGCACCGAAGTCGACGGCTTCATGTTCGATTCCAAGCTCGAGGTGCAGCGCTACGAGGAGTTGAAACTCGCGCGCCGCATGGGGTTCGTTGAATGGTTCATTTGCCAAGCGCCTTTTAGACTGGTTGGCGGCATCATCTACCGCGCGGATTTTTTGGTGGTGTGGTCGGCTAAGTCGAATATCGGCCACACGGTCACGGTTGAGGATTGTAAGGGGTGCCGAACGCGGCTATCAATAACTAAAATCAAACAAGTCGAGGAACTTTATGGACTCAAAGTTACCATCATCACGCGCCGTCGACGCTGACTATCCGCTCGCGCCAAGCTTGAAGATGTCAATAGTCGAGCGCGTCTTTCTCGCGATCATCGGCGGCATCTTTACGGCGGTTTTCTTTACGTTATTCGCGATAATCGCGGTCATTGCCCGCTTTATCTGGGCGCTTGCTTCTTAAGATTGTAAGAATCCGCTGACAAGCGTATATGTTTCTACGGTGGCGCCCACGGTGAGGGTTGATCTCCTTGCTGCCAAGCGGTCCAAAGCGCAACTCCCTTCGTTTCCCGCGCGGGCGCCACGTTTTTTGAAGTCCAGGGAGAGGAGTTGAGCATGTATCGGTACATCCCGCCCCCTCGGCCGCCCCACAAAAGCCACTTGCGGTATTTCAATTTGCTGACATTCGCCGAGCAGGCCGCGCAGGTGAAGAAGATGATTACCGCGCACCAGAACGAGCAGCACGTCGCGGAGCTCACCGGCCTATCGGTCGAGCAGGTGCGGCGCATAGTGGGGGCGGCGCCATGAGCGCACTCGAGGCACTGCTGCCGCGACTCGAGAGAGTCAAACAAACCGGTAAAAATAAGTGGATGGCGTGCTGCCCTGCGCACGAGGATTCGACCCCATCACTGTCAATTCGCTCGACCGATGATGGCCGGGTGCTAATTCACGATTTTGGCGGCTGCAGCACAGAAAGCGTGCTGGATGCCTTAAATCTCACGATGTCCGACCTTTTCGAAGGGCCGCTTGGGCATCACTTCGCGCCCATCTACGGTGGGCGCTTCACCGCGAACGAGCTGCTAGCATCCATCGCGCACGAGACCTTTGTCGCGCGCCTGATCCTGGAGGATGCCAAGGACAGCGTGTTGAGTACGGAGGCGATGGCGAGACTTGACCGGGCGCTAGTACTGATCGGTAAAGCCGAGTCGCTCGTCAATGCCCGGTAAAATTGACCCGCAAAAGATCGGCGATGCTCTGCTGAGTTTCGATCAGTTTCCGCCGGTGTCATCGTACAACGAGGACGAAGTAGCTTCGAACGGACACGACGCTTCGAAAGCACTGAAGCCACCTGAACCGCCCATAGAATGGCCGAGCCTTGATGGCGATCCACCGCCGCGTATGTGGTGGATTCAGGACTGGCTTGGGCCGTGGCCGACTCTCACGAGCGGCGCAGGAGGAGCCGGCAAGACGCGGCTGTGGCAGGCGGTGGCTACCTCCCTTGCCACCGGTCGGCCATACCTTGAGGCCCAAGTGAAGCCGCTTCGCGTGCTCTCGTGGCTGTGCGAGGAAACTCGTGACGAGGTATGGCGCAACCAAGTCGCCATAAACCGCCATTTCACCTTGAGCATGGAAAACCTATCTAATTTATCTATAGTTCCTCGTCAGGGACTTGAGAACACGCTGATGGCAGTCGTTTATGGTCAGCCGATGTTCACTCCGCTGCTTGAGCAGTTGCGTCAGCAGGTCAACGATCTGAAGGTTGATGTGCTCGTGCTCGATAACTTGGCGCAACTGTTCGGCGGCAACGAAAACGATCGGCACCAAGCGACGTTTTTCGTCAATGCCATCGCCGGAATCGTGCGCGACCGGCCTTTCGCACCGGTGTTCGTCGGACACACGGCCAGAGCGCAAGGGAGCGAGTTTTCAGGATCAGCGGCGTGGGAGAACGCTTGCCGCATGCGCTGGTACGTGGGATCGACGCTGCCTGACCAAAAACCGCAAAACGAGGATGATCCGGCGGACACCGATGTGGTGTATCTGGCGCGCCGCAAAGCCAACTACGCGCCCAAGGACTGGATGAGATTGAAGTACGAAAGCGGAGTTCTGGTGCCTGAGGGCAGCAGCGACGCGCCGGCGGACCACACTTTCCGCGACGGAGTGGCCGACGATTTGATCATCGCGGCTATTGTGAAACTCAAGGCCGCCGGCGTTCACCCAACCGATGGCATCACCTCGAGCGACTATCTACCTAAGCAGATCGTGGCAAAGCGCTTGGCAGAGGGGCATTCAAAGCGAGAACTGGCCGCTGCCATGAATCGCCTGATGGGCATCGGCAGGTTGCGCCGGGATATCGTCGGAAAGTACTCAAATCGCAGCCCGCGTTACGGATTGGTGATCGTATGATCGATTTAGAGCAATTGGCCGATGAGGTTATGATGGAGCACGAATATCGCCTTGATAGGCCAGAAGATGTGCCCATTCGACGAAACACATTCAGGCACCGGCAGAGGCCGAAGACCTCCATCATCAGCGAGGCCTGCGAACTTACCAGGATCCGGCGAACTGCGCGCGAGACTCAATAGACTGCTCTATCGGCTACCCATCGGATCAAAGGCGTCCCTAGCTCGCGCCTGCGGTTTTGCCAACCATCGGCAGTTGAAAGCGGTGGCTCGATTCAATGCCTACCTAATGCCAACCTGTGCCGATCGCATCAAGCGGACCCTCAATGACATAGAAACCGGCCGACTGATCATGATCGACTCAGGAAGGGTGCACGCTGGCACTCGGCTACTGCTCTGGCAGTACAGATAACCGTCTACGCACGTGCACACACTGCACACACTCTCCCCCTAAGAAGGGGAGAGAGAGTATGTGCGCACCAGCTAGTGCAGATTGTGCGTAAGTTTGTGCAGATTGCGCACATAGATTGAGCAAGGGACTTAAATTTAGCGGGGACAATCCGAACCGATCCCATGTTTGGCTACTGTGGAACAATCGAACGCGCCCCACCTTTGACCCATATGGAATTCGCTGCGGTGCAGTGGGGATAAGCTGTGGATAACCGTCGTCGGGACCATCTGGGACACCGCGTATTCCAGGACGACATCTTGTATACTCAATGTAATCAATAGGTTACAACTATAATGTATGCTCACAATCTATGTCAGACTGTGACGTTACCGAGGATTCCCCAAGGAAATTACATTTATCGCGGTGAAATCGGGTATGGGCCTAGCCAGTGAGATGTCTTGGCCCCGCACCCTTGTCCCAATATTTCAAAAAAAGTTTGGGGTACTCTGACGGCATGGCAAGGTTACGGCGCAAGGAGGGATTGCTGTGGGAGTGTTTAGGTGTGGCGCACGTCGGGCCTCGTATGCTGCCGCGCGGTAACTTTGCGAGGAACGGTGGCGGCGAGGAGCATCGGCACAGCCACTGCCGGGAGTGTCGGCGCGAGCACAAGAGTGCGAACGCGGCGCGCCGGCGGGGTGCGGGAGTGGCGAAGATACCGGCGGGGTGGATCCGCGCGTTATGGCGGCGGCAGGGAGGCCATTGCGCGCTCTGCGGCCTGATCATCCACAGCCGCTACCACGTCGATCATAAGGTACCTGTGTCGCGAGGCGGGCAGCACATCTTCTCGAATTTGCAATTGGCGCACCCTAAGTGCAATCTTCGTGCTTCCAACAAACTCAAATAAGGCCACAAATCAATGAGCGAGTCGAAAGTCAAAGAAGCGGTACGCGATATTGTCCGCACCGATCGCGTGTCTAGAACCACAGTGGCGATCGACCCCAACGTACGCGCCTGCGCGAACTGTGTGCACGTTCACATGCGCATTGATTTGATGTGGGAGTGTTGGAAGAGCCCGCCGACTGCGGTGGCGGCGTGGGTGCAGGATCGCTCCGGTTCCATGAATTTGCAGGTGGGCGGGGCACGCGCGCCGGTGGAGCGTGACGCCTGGTGTGGGGAGTTTACGCGCAAGACCGACTCGTGAAGATCGATCCGTACAAGACTCTTGGCGTACCTAAGGACGCTGACGGTGCGACGATCAAGCGCGCATATCGCAAGGCCTCGAGTCGCGCGCATCCGGACCGCGGCGGCGATCCGATGGCCATGACGCGGGTGAATGTTGCCTATGACATTCTCTCCGACCCATTGCGGCGCGAACGCTTTGATTTGGGCGGCGATGATTTACCGCCCACTCCGCCGCTAGAGTTGCGCGCGCGGGTGCAATTGGCGCAAGCCTTTCAGTCGGTGTTGCAGAAGCCGCAGCGCTTGAACATCGTGGCCGGTGCGAAGGCGTTTTTGCACGAGCAGAAGCGGTCCGCGCAGACCAATATTTCCGGCATGCGCAACATGCGCGAGCATTTCCAGAGGCGCGCCGCCGATGTCGAGTTCAAGGCCGTGGCCGGCGAGCCTAACGTATTCGCCGATCAGATAGCCTTGTCCATCGCGAACCTGGATGCTCAACTGGAAAACACCCAAGGCACAGTAGAGGCGATCGGCCGGGCCTTGGAAATGCTCGCCGCCTATGTCTATACTATGCAGGAGCGGCAGACATCGGGTTACGGGGGATCTTCGCTGTTTGACCTACTCGGCGGCGGCGCCGGAACATACCCTGGATTCCGGTGAGAGAGGACGTTATAGCCGCGACGCGCCGGTGGATCGAGTCGGCCGTGCTGGGCTTGAAATTATGCCCCTTCGCGCCCGCGCCCTACATTGCCGACCGCGTACGTATCGTCGTGAGCGAGCACGCTCTGCTGTCCTCGTTGCTTGGAGAAGTGAAGCGCGAGGCGCGCGAGCTGCTCACCGGCGAGTCGGTCGAGACCACGCTTATCGTGTACGAGCATGCGCTCGGCGACTTTGGCGACTACGAGCGGTTTTTCAACGCCGCTGAGGCAGAACTACGCGAGAGGGGCCTTGGTTCTGACCTCGCGCTGGCTTCCTTTCACCCCGACTACGTGTTCGACGACTCTGACCCTGCCGACGTGGCCAATGCCACCAACCGCTCGCCGTACCCGATTTTGCATCTGATTCGCGAGTCGAGCTTGGAGCGGGCCCGCGCGGCCGGCGACACGGACCTGATCTGGCAGCGCAACGTGCGCACCATGCGCGCTCTTGGAGCCGCCGGCTGGGACGCCTTACGTGATTCCGCCTGACCTACCTGCGCCGGGCAAGAAGCGCCGCGGGAGACCGCGCTTGGCTCCCCCACCGCCCGCGCCACGCAGTGTCGATGAGCCGATAGAAGGCTTTGATTTCGCTCACTTTCGCGAATATTTAAATGCCTTGCGTATATCGACCAAGGAGGAGGGGTTCATCCGTTTGGGCGAGCACTTGATGGGTACGCAGAAGCGCTGGCTGGCGGAGGTCGAGGAGGGCATGCGCCGCGGGATCCGCGAGTTCGTGACCTTGAAGGCCCGCCAGATCGGCATCAGCTCCATTTCCCTGGCCATGGACCTATACTTTGCGTCGCGCTATCCAGGCCTATCCGGCGCCCTGGTGCTGCACGAGGACGCGGCGCGCGCTAAGTTTCGCTCGATGCTCGAGACCTACTACGAGGGCTTGCCGGAGGACTGGCAGAAGGGCATCGTCGCGCACAACGTGAACCAGCTGGTGCTTGAGAACGGCGCGACGCTCGAGTACAAGGTGGCTGGCTTGAAGCAAACGAGCGCCAAGACCTTAGGCCGCTCATCCGCGCTCGTGTTCGGCCACATGACCGAGCCGGCATTCTGGGGCGACGGCAGCCAGATAGCCGCGCTGCGCGCGACCTTTGCCGAGCATAACCCGGTGCGCTTCTATCACTGGGAGTCGACCGCGAACGGCTTCAACCATTTCCAGCGCCTGTGGCAGGAAGCCAAGGCCTCTACCACCATAAAACCCATCTTCATCTCCTGGTGGGCGAATGACTACTATCTCTGCAAGGTAGGGAGCCCGCTGTACGAGCGCTATTGGGGCAAGAAGGGCAAGCCAACGGCTGAGGAGCGCGACTGGGCGCGCGAGGTTAAGGAGTTGTACGCAGTCGACATCGACGCCGAGCAATTCGCCTGGTATCGCTATATGGCGGCGGAGAAGATCACCGATGAGATGGAGTTGCTGCAGGAGTACCCGCACACCGAGAATCACGCCTTCATCGCGACCGGTTCCCAGTTTTTTACTGCGCAATCCTTGAACGATGCCTACCAGCGCTTGATCCACGAGGACAGGCCAGACACCTACCGCATTCAGATCGGCCGCGAGTTCACCGAGACGCAAGTGATCATCGTGCCTCAGAAACAGGCGAACCTTACCGTGTGGGCGGAGCCTCAAAAATCCGCCTGCTATGTGCTAGGCGCGGACCCGGCCTACGGCAGCACCCACACCTCCGATCAATTCGCGCTCACGGTGTATCGCGCCTGGGCGAATCGTATCGAGCAGGTGGCGGAGTTCACCAGCAATTCCATGTCGACCTTCGCCTTCGCCTGGGTGATCTGCTACTTGGCAGGCGCCTACGAGCCGTGCCTCGTGAACCTGGAGATCGACGGGCCCGGCGAGGCGGTGTTGAATGAAATGCAGAACTTGAAGAAGAGCGCGAATATCAGCCAGCGCTTAGGCGGCGATAACGTCAAAATCCTGCAGTCCGTGGTGCGCGCGATGTCCCAGTACCTATACCGGCGCATCGATTCCTTAGGCGGCGCGCCGCAGGCGCTACACACGCAGACCAACACGCGCATGAAGGAGCGCATGTTCAACGCCTTCAAAGACTGCTTCGAGCGCGGAATACTCGTGCCGCATAGCCGCGCGCTCATCGATGAGATGCAGAACATCCGCCGCTACGACGGGGACATTCAGCCGGCCGCGGATCACTCGGATCAGGACGATCGCTGTATCGCCACGGCTCTCGCGACGCTTGCGTGGAATGACCAACTGCGCACGCGCCTCATCGGCCAGGGGATGATCTGGACCGAAGCGGTGGCGCCATCGGCACAGCTACCTGAGTACCGCGAACCGGTTGTAAATCGCATGGTTCGCGACTATATGTATGGTTTGGGACTTACCCGCCCGGTCGACACGAGTAAGCGGCAGGTGAGTCTAGGCGGCAAGGAGCCGCCGCGAAAGTTTGGTCTTAGGGGTTAATCATGGCAGCGATACTAGAACTTAAATGCGCGGCTCACGGTGAGTTTGAATCGACCGAATTAGCCTGCCCGCACGGCTGCCCGAAACGATTTGTGGTGCAGGAGTTTCGCACCCCCAATGCGATTCACGACGGCAAGACCGCCTTCACCGACCGCACGTTGCGCGGCCTAGCGGATTCCGTGGGCCTGACCGATATGCGCAACGACAAGGACGGCTCCTCGGTGATGGCGAATCAGCGTTCCACCACGCCGAAGGGAATGGACTTTCGTCCAAAGTGGGTGGATATCCCGCACGCCTCGCCAGGCTGGTCGCAACGTGAGGAGCGCTCCCCGGTAGTGACGCCTCAAGAGATCGGCGGCATGACGGGCGCGAATGTGATCGATGAGTTCAAACGCCAAGGCATAAACTTACCCGGCCCCACGCTCGAGGCCTCGGCGAAAGCTGGGCTGCTGGTCGGTCGCGCCTCGCGTGAGTCCTTAGAGTGATCATCCCAAACTCTCCGCCCGAGGCCTATCAGTTCTACATGGACACCATGCGCAAGTGCATGCAGTCCAGAGCCGAGAGGCGCGCGCGCTATAACACGCTGCGCATGTACTACGCCTATGGCGCGGACCCAGGAACCACGCAAGGGCCGGTGTACAACAAGATTTTCTCAAGCGTCGATCAAATAGCCTCCTTCATGTATTCCCAAGAGACCACGCGCTTCACCATCGAGTTAGGCGAATCGGTGTCGACCGATACTAAAGTCGGCGAGACGCGCAAGATTCCGGCGATTAAGCAATCGCTGGCGAAGGAGTGGAACGCATCCAACACCGACATCGTGTTTGGGAGTTGCGTGCTGTGGTCCTTCGCGTTGGGCTCGATGTTCATCAAGACCATCCCAGGCACGCAAGGCGCGATCCTCCCCGGAGTCGTCGACCCGGAGGACCTCGCGGTGTTGCGCGAGGATGTCATGGGCCTGCACAACCAGGAAGCGTTCGTGCACTCCTACTACATCAGCCACAGCCAGCTCGCCAATGAGTTGACCTTAGGGGAGCATAAGCGCAAGGACGAAATACTATCGCTCGTGAAAGGGAGCCCACGCGCGCAGCAGAACGGCGAGGGCAGCGTGTTCGATAAGATCGTGGTCTCCGCGGTTACTCCTAATATTGTGGGATCACTTCGCGGCGGCATGTGGGCCAACATGACGCAGTACGCGCGCGCCAAGGTCGCAGAGCCTTTGGTGGAAATGTCGGAGCTTTATATCTTCGATGATTCGCTCGATGACTATCGCATCGTTACCTTGGCGCAGCCGAATGAGTTGATCTGGGATCGGCCGCTATCGCGCATGTTTTTGAAGAACGAGTTGCCGTTCGTGCAGATTTGCCCCTCGCCCAATCCGCATTACTTCTTCGGAGACTCGGAGGTCGAGCGCTTGATACCGCTGCAGGAGAAGTTGAATCGTAGACTTGAGGAAATCGAGCACCTACTCGAATTGCAGGCCAAGCCGCCAAAGAGCGCGAGCGGCTATAACTCACCGATCGATGAAATCGCGCTCGCGATGGATACGCCCAATGGCTTGGTCAACACCGACATGCCGGGCGCGAAGATGGACGTGCACAGCCCGCAAATACCGGATGATCTGTACCGCGAGGTGCACGAGATAATTGCGATGTTCGAGGATGTCATCGGCTTAACAAGCGTGAATCAGGGCCGCGGCGAAGCCGGGGTGCGCTCCCAAGGCCACGCCGCGCAGCTATCGCGATTAGGTTCCGCCCGCATCAAGAAGCGCGCGCTCGTGATCGAGGATTCCTTGGAAAAACTCGCGACGCTCTACGTGCAGATCAAGCGCCGCTACGATAAGCGCCGCATGCGCGCTACAGAAGGCGAGGAATTTATCGCAGCGCAGTTCACGGATGACTTCATTGCGAAGGTCGACGCGCACTCAAACTCCCCCATTTTCATGGAGGATCAGACGGCGCTAGCGTTCAAGTTATTCGAGGTCAAAGCCATCGACCGGGACGAGCTCTTGGATTTGGTCGAAGTGCCGATGCGCGAGTTGCTAAAGGAGCGCTTAAAGAGCAAAATCGAACCCGCCGAAGCGGCCAACGCGGCAGAGGAACGAAAGCTTCGCATGCTACACGGTGGAAAGAAGTGACACATCGAAAAGGACATCGGCGCCGGATGCGTCGGTAAGGTTAGCGCTCCCTCAAGGAGCCTATCGCTAGGACGTAAGAGCGTCTCGAGCGAGGTGATAAGGCCACGGTCTTTAACTTGAAGGAGATTCCCATGGCCAAGCGTGGTCGGCGCGGCAAACACAAGCGCTAGAAATGACAGCCCCCACTTGCGGGGCTGTTTTCTTTGGGGCAAACTCAAGCGCAAATGGCAATCACCCCTCCGCCGCCAGGCGCGCCCCCCGTCCCCGGATCAGCTCCGGCCGGTGCGCCGCCGATGCCTGGAGCACCGGGGCCCGTCGAGAACGCGCCGCGCGGCGCGCCGATGATGACCCCGCAAGTACCGGCCGGCGAGATGGAGGAAGCCAAGGTGCAAGTCACCATGGCCCTGAAAGTTCTCACCAAGGCACTCGCGGTTTTCGGCCCCTCGAACCCTAAAGGTCACGCGCTACTCTCGGCGATCAAGACGCTCGCCAAGACCTTCGGCAAGGACGAGGAATCCACGGAAGAGTTGCAACCGGCCGCGATAAAGCAGATGCTCGCAGGCCTAGGGGGACCTGGCACACCGCCGGGACCGCCAGGAGCGCCGCCGGGCGCGCCACCCGGACCACAAGCGCCGCCGATGGCGGCCTGAAAGAGGATCGACACATGCCAGGCACGCGACTTTTCAAACCGAACGAATCTTTGAGCGTTCCCGACCTTCAGAACAACACGAAGGATCGCGGCATGTTCGTGGTTCCGCCGACGTACGCGGAACTCGGCGGCCTGTCGAGTGCGGACAAGACCGGCATCTTCCAGAACGCCGCGAAGATCCGCACGCCCGAGGGCACGCAGAACAAGGTGCCGGAGACGACCACGGCGAGTAAATCCGCTTGAGCTTGGAAGATCTCACCTCCGAGCAACGCGCCTTCCTCGCGGCCGGTGAGCTGCTGCTGAAGAACCCCGAAGTCGCTATGGAGGCGAAGCGCCTGATCAAGAAGGTCAAGCCAGACGTGCGCTTCCAGGACTTGGAGACCCACGACTCCATCGAGGCCTCGACCAAGAAGCTTCGCGATGAGCAGGAGAAAATCCAGGAGGCCCTGAACAAAGACCGGCTGGAGCGGCAGTTCGAGTCGCAGCGCGCCAAGCTTCGCGCCGATGGCGTCGACGTCGAGGCGCTCGAAGCCTTCATGAAAGAGAACGAGCTGTACTCCTACGAGAAGGCGGCGAAGATTTTCAAGCAGGTCAACGCCCTCGCGCCGCCCACCCCATCCTCACTGATGCAGGACATGGATCTGCCGGACGCCAAGGCGTTTTGGAAAGATCCGGTGAAGGCGGCACGTTCGGAAGCCGAGAAGTATTTCGCAGATCGCGGTATCCTACGCCGCAATTGATGGTTGATTTTTAAGGTTAGGCCACTGGTTTTCCGACACCTAGTTCGGGGATGTTGGTGTCAATATGCCCGTCTATGGCAGTGGTATAGTCCCCGCCGCTGGTGCAGTTCAAGCAGAGCTCACAGCACTCACCCGTCGCGCGTTCATCCCGAAGATGTACGTGCAGATCTACAACACGTGCCCGGCCTTGGCGGCCCTGTTCGCGCACAGCCAGACCGCTTACGGCGGCGTCTCAAGCGTGACGGCTCCGGTGCAGGGCGCACCGTACGTCAACACGAGCCAGACAGACTATTCCGGCACCTTCGCGCAGCCGGCGCAGCAGCAAGGCGCGTTCCCGGCCGAGTTCAACTTGAAGGCCTCGATCACGCCGATCCCCTTCTACGGCATGGAAGCGGCATTGCAGTTCAACCACGCGGTGATCCCGATCGTGGAAGCCCGCATGAATGACTCGGTGGCGAGTCAGCGCGACTTTTTAGGCAACGCGCTCTACAACAATTTCTCGAACAATCTGCAGATGATCGGCTTTCCAGGAGCGATCGATGACGGCACGAACTTGGTCACGTACGGCAACATCAACCGTACCGCGAATACGTGGTGGCAGTCGAAAGTCTACGCGGCAGGTTCTGTCGCTCCGACGCGCAAGCTGGTATTCCAGTACACGGTCGGCGTCAATAAGAACGGCGCCGAGATGCCGACCTTCGGCCTGATGGGCTTCGGCACCTTTGCGAACCTCGCGAATGATTTCATCGGCAATGAGTCGTATCAGATTCAGCCCGGCATGGGGTTTGACTCGGACGCCGACCGGCCGCGCGCCGCTTTTCGCGCACTCGATGTCGGCGGCGTGCCAATCTACGGGGACCCGTACTGTCCGGAAGGCATCCTGTACCTGATCAACGCCAACTACATCAACCTGTACGTGCACGAGCAGGCGGCCTTCTCCTTCACCGGGTTCGAGTCGCTACTCTCCAACTACCAGTTGGGGTACATTGGCGCGGTGCTCACCCTGTGCGAACTCGTCAACGTCAAGCCTAGGGCGCACGGCCGCGTCTCCGGCTTCACCTTCCTGACCATCTAGGAGCCTGCAGCAATGTCAGACATTCGACTACCAGTTGCCGGCTCGGACTTCTTCCCTGAGCAGACCATCGCGCAGTTTGTGATCCCAGCGGGCGTCGGGGCGACCTTCGCGGCGGCGAACAACATCGGCACGATCACGTTCAACGCCGCGCACGGGCTCACCTTGAATCCGGCCGCGAACGTGCCGCCGAATTACTACATCAGCTTCGGCGGATCGACCTCTGGACTCACCGGCACCGGCATCCTGGTCGGCAACGTGTTTAGGATTCTGACGATCCCCTCGACCACCGCGATCACGATCTACACCACGATCACGGCGGCTACAGTCACGTCCTTGACCGGCATTCCGGTGTTCTATCCCTGGCTACAGCCCTCGCAGCAGTCGGGATTCGCAGGCGGCCCCACGCAGACGATTGCTACCGTGGTCACGCCGTTCGCGCCTGGGTACCTGCAGGGTGCTGCCATGAATTTCTCACTTGGCGCCAACTGCGTCATTCAGTACTGCCCGGCGCAGAATGCGGTGATTTTGGATGCGGCCAGCACCACGGCCTTAGGGGGAACGCCGGCGGTGGCGCCCGTGTATCGCACGATCGCGGCGGCCTCGACCGCGAATCAGATGTGGCTCGCGCCGCCCAACATGGGCATCTTCGCGAGCGGCACCACGGCGAACAGCTTCTTCTCGCAGATCCAGTAAATGGCGGGACGCATCACACCCACGACTCGCCCGACTTTCAGGCCGCCGCCGCAGCGCACGGCGCCAAGTCCGGTGCGTCCGGTGGGGCGCCCCTTTTCCCGTCCATCCTCGAGGTAATCCATGGCCACACTGTCTTTGAATCAACCGCAAGCTTCAGGCGAGCCAAAAGCGCCGGAGCCCAAGATCGTCCCCTTCGTCGGCGGCGATGTGTTCAACCCGGCCGACTGGGTGCGCGTCACCAACAACGACTGGCATTCGGTGTTGGGTAAGGGCGAGAAGCAGCGCAAGGAGATCCGCGGCCGCTTCGCGGGTAAGGAGTACGTGTTCCCGTACGGCGAGGCTGTTAATGTGCACCTGGAGGTCGCGAAGCACATCTTCGGCCTTGGGAGCGATGACAAGTCCGCCGCGCTCGCGCGCTTAGGGTGGGTGAAGACTTCCGATGAGTACGAGGAAGCCATCGAGCGCCTCAAGAATATTCAGTTTGACGACTTGCCGGAGCTGATGGAAGCTGCGCGGTTCAAGTCAGCCGATGTTGCTCACGCGAGTGGCCTCGTGAAAGGCGACGGGACGGCGGGGGCGGTTTCGGCCGCCCCCAAAGACCCGCACGCGCGGGGCTGATATGTGGGCGCGCTCGTTACCTATCAGACGCAAGTGCAGCGGCTGCTGCACGACACGTCGGGGAACTTCTGGCCACTCCCTGAGCTGACCGACTACATCAACGAGGCGCGCAACCGTGTTGCGCAAGACACCAAGTGCCTGCGCCAGCTCGTCACCTCGATCACGCTGCCCAATGCGCAGGAGACCTACAACCCGCAAGTTCTGATCCCCGCTCCCTTAGGAGCCCTGGTGATCGATGTGATGGCGATCACGATTTATTGGGGCAACACGCGCCGAAAATTGTTCTATAACGCCTTCACCGAGTTCGACGCGCAGTATCGCTACTGGCAGCAGTTGCAGAGCATCCCGGAGGCCTATACGCGCATGAGCCCGACGCTCGTGTTCATAGGTCCCATTCCGGATCAGAACTATATCTCCGATTGGGAAGTCGCGGTAAATCCCACGGCACTCACCACCGATTCGATGGCCGATCAGTTGCCGCTGCCCTTCACCGAGGCGGTGCAGTACTACGCCTGCTATAAGGCCAAATTCAAAGAGCAGGCGATGGGCGAAGCGGAGATGTTTTTGAAGCAGTACTCGCGCAACTTATCGTGGCTGTGCCGCTCGTGGATGACCCGCATCGTGCCGTCCGCGTACTCGAGATAATCCCTTGAGCCAGCAGCCTACCTTAAAAGAGGAAGAGCCGCGGCGCACGAAGATATTCACCAAGTTCAAAGGTGTGGTGAATAACTCGGCACGCAATGCCTTGCCTGATGAGGCGTGGTTTTACCTTGAGAACTTGCACCCCATCGGCGATGCCAACGTGCAGACGGTGCAGAACATTTCCGCCGCGCTCTTTGACTACACGACGCATATCATCTACTGGGCGCAGTACGCGAACGTCAACGGCAGCGATTACCTAATTAGTTTTTCTACCGATGGTTTTGTGTACGCCTACAATATTGGATTAGGCACTAACACGCAGATCGGCTCCGGTCTTTCGGGTTCCGGCTCGCGCATGTCGCAGTGGAAGAACACGCAGGCTCTCATCATTGATTCCAGCGGCTACTATAACTGGCCAGGCAGCGGCACCCTCACGCTGATCTCCGGCGCTGGCGTTCCTTCGAACGGCACTGACATCGCGGTGGCCTTCGGTCGCGTGTGGATTTTGCAAGGCCGCCTGCTCACCTTTTCAGGCGCGAATGACTTCACGGCGCCAGCGTTCACGGTAGCTAATGGTGCCGGTTCCGTGGCGCTCACCGACCCCACCTTGCGCACGTACGTCACGCGCCTGCAGGCGCAGAACGGGTATCTCTACTTGATCGGGCCCACCGGCATCAACGTGATCTCGGACCTCTACGTGCCGGCTGGGGCCTCACCGCCCACGCCGCTATTCACCAATTTGAATATTCAGGCGATCATTGGGAGCGATGAACCTGGGTCGGTGTTTGCGTATAACCAGGCACTCGTGTTCGCGAATCACTCCGGTATCTGGATGCTCTACGGCACGAATGCGCAGAAGATATCGAGCGATATCGACGGTACATGGAAGTACGTGGACTTCACGCAGTTTATCTCCGGCGGGCAGTTCGTCGACAACAACATCCTGTCGCTAGGGATGCTGATCAAGCGGTTGAACGATCCATTTTTTGGGTCCAACACGGTGCTCGCCTGCTGGAATGACAACAAGTGGTGGTTCGCTAATTTCGGCGCACTTACCTTTGTGGCGCCCGCGATCGTGAACATCAATGCGCTCACCGCCAATGAGCCTGCGCTATTTGGCTTCATCGGCAATAAGCTATATCAGTTGTTCGCAACCTTCGCGAGCTCGCCAGCCACTATCGCGATGACCCCCTTGTGGCCGATGGAGGATCAGCTCGCCGATAAGCAGTGCATTCGCGCAGGGTTTGAAGTGATCATATCGGCTTTCTCCGGCACCTTCGGCATGACGGTCGATACCACGAATTCATCGAGTCAGGCGGTGACACTTTCGACTAGCGGCAACGTGACGTGGGTGAATAATTTCTCTAACCAAGTGCAATGGCAGAATAATTTCTTGGTGTTGGTGCAGTGGTTCACCGGTCAGTATTTGCTCTATAACGCGACCGCGCCGGCCGTGTACGGCAAGTACTTGGGAGCCACGATTGCGGCATCCGCATCGATCTATCAATTAAGCTCAGTGGCGATGGACTATAAGCTACGGGCAAGGTGGAACTGAAATGTCTAAGCCGATCACGACACCGTTTACGTTCCAAACTCAGCCTGGGCCAATCCCGCTGTCTCAATTGGACACCGACTTTTTGACCGCGGCAAACGCTATCAACGATTTTGCGACGTATTCAAACTACCTGACCGATACATCGGGTGCTCCTAATCAGATTACGGTCACGATTCCAGTTGGCGCCACGTTCTCGTATTCCGCTGGCGTGAAACTTGAGGTGCTACTCGCCAATACCAACACAGCCACCGCCGTGCAGATCAATGCGTCCGGCCTTGGCAATAAGGCCGTGCAAAACGTAGACGGCACTGCGCCTGCGGTAGGCCAGCTAATTGCCGGGATGATCTTGCAGTTGCAGTACAACGGCACGGTTTTTTTACTCACAGGAGCTGCGTCAAAGCCAGTACCGGTTCCGCCGGGAGTTGGATCAATCATTGCGGCAGTAAAAACTAGTTCGCAGAACGTCAATAATAGTACCGTTGTCGTTGCTGATACCGCGCTTGCGCTTGCGCTTCCTATAGGTACATACGCTGTGCAACTATGGGTGCAGCCGTTCGGTGTGGCTGGCGGAGGATTTAAGTATCAACTAACGCAGACATCCGGAACGATAGCGATGGTCGGCGGTGGATTTGGAACCAACGGATCTATAAACGGCGCGAATAGCATAACCGGATTAGTGACTCCTCTTGGGTTTAATAATGCGTTCGGCGGAATTTCCAGCACCAATGTAGATTGGATCATGGTTACTACTACGGTAGTCGTGAGCGTCGCGGGAACTCTGACATTTTCATGGGCGCAGCAGGTAGCAACTGTTGGTAACACGACGGTTGGCGCTGGAAGCTGGATGATGGCGACGAAGTTACTATAATGCCATCCCTCGACGCATACGTGGGCCTTCAACTCAATGACGAGGACAGCATCTGGTCGTGGCTACTCGCGAACAAGTCGCGCCACGCCATCTATTCGCAGGCAGCCGCACTCCAAGGCGTGAATGCTCAGACCTATGACTTCGGCGCGACGAGCATGCCTAACGATGACTGGCATCAGCGGCACGCGAACGCCCACTATGCGCTACAGCAGTTCATGGCGCCTGATCAGACGGTAAATTTGAACGTGCTCACGCAGTACACCTGGGATAACCAAAGCGACTTCGATACGTGGATGCAGATGCACACGTTGATTCATCAGCGCTTGGATGAAGGATTACTCATATTTTAAGGTAGGATACAACTATGGCAGCCACAGCACCGCTACTCGAGACCAAGGACTTGGCGCCGCTATCTCAGACCAATTTTGGGTCAGCAGTGTCGCAGCCAGGGCCGCTGTCATCCACGAATCTCTCAGCGCTCAATGATCCTAGCTACGGCAATCTAGGAAATTCAGGGGCGCCCACCTCCGGCGATATCAGCGCGCTTACCGGGGGTGCCGGTGACATCAACGCTGGCGCGATTGATCCTGGATCGACGCCAAGCCTTAATTTTGCCACTGATCCCACCACCGGGTTAGGAGCGCCGCCCGCCACTTCGACGGGCGATCAGGGCTTACTAGGCTCCTTGGGTTCAACCTTGGGAGGTCTCGCCCCATCGTTGATTGCTGGCGGCATTGGGCTATCCCAAGCCAAGGGTGCGCAGAATCAAAGCGCGCAGTTTGCCGCGCAGCTCGCAGCCCTTGGCGGCCCGTACACGGCGGCCGGGCAGAAGTTACTCGCGCAGCAGCAGTCAGGGCAATTGACGCCGGACAAGCAGAACGTCGTCACGACCTTGAACAAGCAAGGCCAGACGTTGATTGATTCAGGCACCACGCTCTCTGCGATCGCGCAGACCGCGTACCAGAATTACCAGTCCGGCACCTTGCCGCCGGCCGATGAGCAGCGCCTCAAGGATCAGGTGGCCTCGCAAAAGCAGCAAGTCGCGCAGCAGTTGGCGAGCGCCGGGATCACAGATTCGACTATTCTTGCGGGCCAGTACGCGCAGATCGATAACCAAGCGAGCATCACGCGCCAGCAGCTCCTGGACGCCCGCTTCGCCACCGGCAATCAGGCTTACGATCAGTGGCTCTCATCGACCACGCAAGGGCAGGCACTACAGGCGGAGGCCTCGAAGTTTGCGGCCTCATCGCTCGATCAGATGCTGCAGCAGTCGCTGCAATTGGGCTCCGAAGGGATGCAGCCCATTGAGGCGGCGATACAGCTTCAGATCCAGTCCGATGCGGCCCTATCTGGCCAAGTGAATCAGCTCCTGGGAAACTTGGCGTCCGCATACGCCTACCAGACCACTGGCGGTAAACCAGGCGCCGCGGGATCTAACCCGCTCGCGAGCCTTGGGGCAGCCGCTGGCAAGGCGTTAGGCGGATTTGGCGGCGCTAGTGGCGGCGGCGGTTCGACCTCTACAGCCATAGGCGATAGTCTCGCTGGACAAGATCCTGGATTGACTCAAGGGGCACTCGATGCGACCGCACCGGCCAGTGACCCCAACACGATCTCAGGCCTCGCGTCCAATAACGATCCGTACGCCTTCTCAGGCCTTGACACGGGCTCTCCGCCGGGCCCTAGCTCCGCTGGCGGGGAAGCCGCCGTACCGGGTTCAACTGCCGCCCCATCATCTGGCATCGACTTAGGCGGCTTGGGAACCGCGGCAGGCTTCGCTGGCGGCGCCCTTGCCATCGGTAGCGGGTTGGCCAGCGGCAAGCCAATAGGCGAGGCGCGCGCGGCCGTAGGGGCTACGCAGTTGGCATCTAAGGCTGGCCTCGTGAGTCCGCAAGCCAACGCGATCGCCGGGGATTTGGGCAATGTGCTCGGTATCTACTCAGGACTCAAGCAAGGCGGCGTCGCCGGATACGGCGGGGCGGCGGTGAATGCCGCGCAGCTCGGAGCCAAGGCCGGCGCCTTTGGCGGCTCGAGCGCCGCGGTTAGCTCAGCGGCCGGGTACGTCGCGGCGCCGCTCGCGCTTTACAACGAAATCAGTACGTGGAAGTCAGGGGCAACCGCCTCAGATGCGCTCGCCGGGGCTGAAACCGGCGCCGCGATCGGTAGCATCATCCCAGGAATTGGCACCGTGATCGGCGGCGTGGTGGGCGGGGCCCTTGGGGCTATTTCGAGCATCTTCGGCGGCACCGATAAGACGCATCGCTCGTGGACCGAGTACTCGTACGGCCAGAATCGGGCGGAAACGTCCAAAAACCCAGCCGAGCTCATGAGCACGATCGGGGGACTGATGCGAAGTCCGGATAAGAAGTTCTCCGGCGACGTGGATTTCCAGGGAGATGGCAACAAATTCACCACTTCGATCGCCTCTCAAGTCGCCTCCGCGGTCAAATCCGGCAAGGTGCCGCCGAACGCCACCCCACAGCAGATATTCTCTCAAGTGGTGCAGCCGTGGCTGCAAAGCCTGCCAGGCGGGTGGACGCAAACTGATTCTAAAGACCCGAACCGGGCGCGCGTCGCGAATGCCGAGCAGAATCTGGTGCTCGATGTGATCAACAACTACCAGAAAGGCATGCCGATTACCTACGGGGAGACGGTTGGCCAGAAGCCGGAGTATGCTTACACCCCGTATTCGCAACTGTCGGGTGGCTAAATGTCAGCCGTTTTAGACCCTCAGGCCATGGCCTCACTTTCCGCAGCGCCACCCGACAGCGCGCCTCCGCCCGTGGCCGGCACCAACGTCGAGTCATCGCCCGTGTACCAGGGCGCGCTATCTGACTATCGCAGTGACACCCAGGCTCTCGCGGATTTGGCCAAGGATGAGCAGGCATCCGCACCTAAGCCGCCAGCAGAGGCGCCGCCGCAGCACCAGCCCGGCATCACGAGCACCGCGCCGTTTCTCATCGCCATGGCGGCCTTGGGCGGCAAGGCGCTTGGGCTTCATGCGACCACGATGCTCGGCGCCACCAATGGCATGGTCTCAGGACTGATTCAGGGCAATGAGCAGAAGTACAAGGATCAGGTCGCCGCTTACAACGACTCGTACAAGCAATATCGCGAGAAGTTCGATCAGCAGCAGAAAATCTTCAACGAGATGCGCCAGGTGTACAAGGGGCGTGTCGACGCGGACTTGAAAGCCTTGACGTTCGCGCGCCAAGTCACCGGCGATAACGCTAAAGTTGACGATAGGGCCGTGAAGAATTACCTACACGCGCAAGAGATAGACGCCAAGTGGCAGGACACGCAGTCGAAGATTGACTATCGAGCGGGCGAATTGGCGCTGCAGAAGCGAAAGCTACAAGAGCAGATCGACAACGAGGGCGCGACTCTTACTCCCGAGGCCGCCATGCTGATGGCATCGCGTCTCTTGAACGGCGAGAAGTCATCCGAGGTGTTTTCCAATATCGGCCGCGGTAAGCAGGGCGCGGCGAATATCACGGTCGTGCAGAATCTCTTCGCGCAGCTCGCCGAAGGCAAGGGGATGGACCCTAAAATTCAGGAGACGGCTAAGTCCATCGCGACCAAGAAGATGCAACTGGCCGCAGAATCGCGCGTGCTCAGCACCGAGGGCGCAAAACTAGGCGCGCGCGAGGCATCCATCTCGCCTACCGAGAACTCAATCTTAGGACCCGGCGGCTTCGCCGAGCAGGCAGAGCAGGCTGTCAATGGCTTGAATCTACCGTCATTCAAGAAAGAGGCGGAGGCTAAGAAGTTCCTCGCCGAGCAACGCATGGACCCTAAGGTTACGGCATATACCACGCGCATCGCGGAGCTTCGCGCCGAGTACGCGATCGTGCTCGCCAAGGGCGGCGTGTCTTCCGTGCACGCTCAAGAAGAGGCTGCCAAGGTGGTGCCCGAGATCATCACGCCGCAGACCTGGCCGGAAGTGAAAAAGGCCATGCAGCAGGGTATAGCTGCATCCAAGCGCGGCGTGAAGGAGAGTATTGCTGGCATCACCGGCAACACACCGGATGCGCCGCCAGTGCCCACGGAGCCAACCAAGTACGCATACGGACAAGACGGCAAGCCTATGTACCAGCTGATCAAGGGTCAGTGGGTGCCAATTGCCAACTGATCCGCCGCCGCCGATAGGGACTACTTTAGAGCCGCAGTCGAAGATTAGCGGCGCCGATCCTCCGCCACCGCCAGGCACCAGCATCACGCCGCCGTCGGCGCAAGATCATGCTCCGGGCTTTGCGCCAGGCGTACCGGCGGATTATCGTGCGCCTGGAAAGCCGTCTGGAGATTACGACTTCACCACGGCCGTCACGCGCTCGGTCGGCAAGGCCGCTATCGGCGTCATCGACTTCATCCCCGACATGCTGACCTACGCCTACAACGCCTCGCCCTTGGTGAGCGCCAAGGAGAAATTGAAACTTCCCTCGAGTTACGCCAATAAGTGGCTAGATTCGCAACTGACGCCGCCACCGACCAAGGGCGGAGCTATCAGCGAGGACATCAGCGGCGCCATGATGGGCGGCGGCGCGGCAGGCGCCGTGCAGTTGGGTAAAGCGGCCCTGCCGCTCGTGAAGCGCGGCGTACAGGCGGCGGTTGATGCGGCCAAGCCATTGACCCGCGTCGCCACCAAGGCGGCCGAAGAGGCGCACGTGGCTGGGATCGATCTGCCGCCATCGTACATTGGCGGACCGGTGCGCAAGAGCATGCAGGAGATGTCTGGCGGTCCAAAGCTGGACAAAGAATTCTCAAAAACAAACGCGCCGCGCGTTGATGCTTTGGCTAAACTATCGTTAGGGCTGCATCCGTCAGAGGAACTATCCGAGGCTACCTTTCAGACTTTGAAAGACGAAGCCTATAAGCCGTACGAGGCGGTGAGGCAGTTGGGGGAAGTGCCATCCGATGGGCAATTCATCAAGGATGTGATGGCGGCAGGCGGGCGCTTTGCCGACCGAGAGGCTAGTTTCGGCGGCGCGCGGTTCGCATCCATTGCTAAGGAAAAGCAGCCTTACTTTCAGGAAAAATTCGACGCAAGTCACGCGCTTGATGAGATCCGCCAGTTGCGGAAACTCTCGCGCGATAACTTGAAGCAGTACAACCCGGAGGCCAATGCCTTAGGCATGACGCAGCGGGAGATCGCCAACGCACTAGAGAATCGCATCGACCGGCATGCCACCGAGATAGGCAAGGCGGATTTGGTTGAGAAACTACGCGCCGCGCGCACGCAGCTCGCGAAGATATCGGCTGTCGAGGACTCTATCGGCGCTGGCGGCCATGTGCGAGCGGCGGATTTTGCTCGCATGCTCGATAAGAACATGCCGCTTACTGATTCACTGCGCACGATAGGCGAGACAGCGCTGCACTTCCCGCGGGCGGTCCAAGAGTTGACGCATGGGGAGCAGGGGACATTTAGCGCGGTCGATTACTTGCTCGGCGGTAGCGGCATATTGAGCGGCAATCCGGCCGTTGCGGTGCCTGTGCTAGCCCGCCCGCTGTCGCGCTGGGCCTTGAAAACCGAAGGCGCGCAAAAGTCGATGATCTCTAACTTAAGTAAAACTCCCAGCAAGGCCGGGCAGGTCGCTGGACGCGCGGCCGGAGAAGTAGGTCGCACTTTGAAGGCAGGAGCGGGCGCGGCAGGGCGAGGTGGTGTTATCTTGGGGTCAGAAGGTATTGCCGAGCAGATGAACGGCGATGACCCAGACTTACAGCAGCTCGCACAATAGGAGAAACATTATGTGGACCGTGATAGGACTTGTGTTGATTGCCATCGGCGTGGCGAAGTTTTTGTATGAAGGGCACCTGTGACCGCCAAGCGCTCAGCCACCGATGTACTGCTAGACAAGATTATCGACGCCAACAGTGCGATACTCGATGACAAAGAGCAGGACGCGAAAACTAAGTTCTCAGCTCAAGACCGCATCTTAAAAGCCCTAGCCATCAAAGAGAAGCAGGGCAAGAAGTCGGGACGAAAGTTCGATTTAACCTAGAAGGCCACACCGCATGACAGAAAATCCTCCCGCCGCAGCCTTTGCCACCGCAATGAGCATAGCGCTTCGCATCCTGACCGCCCGCCTGCTAGCGTTTCTTTCGCTCGGCATGACCTTTGGGCTATTTTGCTACGCCTTGAGCGCCGCAACGTGGATTTCCTACATCAGTGCGGGCAGTTTCGCTATTATCGTCTACCTACCAGCGCTATTCAGCGCTCACCGAGGATCGCCGCAATGAAATCCACTACCTGGCGTGCCCCATTAGTCGTCCAGCGCTTCAAAACCCCTACCGGGCCATTGGCCGCTGTCGATTCGGGTATGGTCTACGACTTCAGCAAGCAGCGAAGGATCTTGCCGGAGCCGATAGGGTCTAAAAATCCTGAGGATAACTGCATGAACAGCAGTTGCACGGCGTCCCACGCGATCGTTACGAGCCTCGACACCAACGGTCCAGAGAGTCCCTTCAGTTTCCCCAAGTGAGCGGGTAGACTCGCGCTTTAGGCCACCGCTTCTGTAGCGCAGCGTATGCGCTTGAATGGAGCATTTAGGTGTCCAATATCTCACCGTTTCAAGCCACCGGACCAACGGTATTTTTAGGCGTCACTGCCTCAAGCCAACAGGTAGTTGTCGCGAACAGCGGCACGATCAAGGCGCCTAGCAGCGTACTAGTCTGCAATTTATCCACAAACACCGTGTATCTGGCATTCGGGTCTGTAACTGGCGTCGTCGCGGCGATCCCAGCAGGCGGCACCCCGGCGCTTGGAGTCCCGGTTCCGGCCGGCACAGTTGAGACGTTCAATCTCCCCGGGGGCGATTCCACCGGCACCTATATCGCGGCCATAGCGGCCGTCGCAGGGCCATCTAGCGTGACCTTCACGCCAGGCGAAGGGGCGTAAAGGGATGGCGCTCAGGTCTAGCCCAGGCCCTGCCGGTATCAGCGGCGGCGGACCTAACTCGCAGCAGCTCATCGCGGTGATCCGCGGCGCAAACTTCCAACTGACCACCGATCAGGTGATGACACGGGTTTTCGGCGGAACGAGCTACACGGTGACCGCTGTGATTGCGCGCCAGCGCACCGGCGGCGCGTCTGTGGCCTGCGCTGGCGGCATTTACGACACCGCGGCCAAGGGCGGCAACGCCATGGTCTCCGCGGCGACTTCCTGGGTCACTCTCGCCTCTGGCGTTTTGGTTTCCGTCGCGGTGGCGAACCTGTTGCAAACCGCCGTGCTTGCGAGCACGCCGATTCTGTCACTGACCACCGGCAGCACCGCGGCGATCACAGCCGATGTCTTGGTGTTCGGCATCGATGTGAGTTGATACGCCGTGACGCTCGCCAGCCAATCCGCAGGGTCGGTCAATTTTTACGGCACACTGGCCGCGCTCAACGCCGCGTACCCGGCCGCCGTGTGGGACGGTTTCGATGCTGTCACGAGCGATGTTGGCCCTGTGTGGTCAATCGGTGGAGTTTGGTCAGTAGCGGCTGGTCTGCCAAGTTCATATACGCCGCCATTCCCAGGATCAGTACCTACGACGGTAACAAAAAAGCTCGCGCAAACGGTGAGCGTGCTGGACTTCGGGGCAGATCCTACGGGCGTGGCGGATAGTACTAATGCGTTCAATCTTGCTGTAGCCAATTGCAGTCCAGCCACACCATTCACTGGAAGCACTATTGCGGTTGGTGCTGCTGGAGATGTGTTTGTTGGTCCTGGTACGTGGCTGATTACGTCACAGATCAATACCAATGGCGCGACGATCACATGGACGCTTGCCGATGGCGCGATCATCACCCCATCTAGTAGCTACGCTCTTTTGAACGGTCGTATCCTTCGCTCAGGCAAGCAGGACACACAGTTCACCAACGGTATTTTCTATAACGCCACTGGTTTCTCGACGCGCAACAACGTGCCGATAGATTCGCCGCCTGCGGTAATGGGTTTCTTGACGCCATCGCAGATCTCTGCTTATCCGACCTGCGACAGTGTTGCATGCTACGCGGACAACACGGCAGTTCCACCGCTCGCGATTATTGCGGCATCCGGCACCACCTACACAACTACGACTATTGCTTTCACGAGCGCGCTGTCCGCGACGATCTTAGGTCAATTGCGCGTCGGCATGATCGTGCAGACGACGAACAATCCGGTTTCGTTTTATTCAGGCTTCGTGACGGCATGGGACCCAGCAGGTTTATCGATCACGGTCTCAGGCTGGTTTCAGCAAGGGAACGCCGCCGCTGGACAGACACCGCCTAACGGTAACGGCGCATGGGTGAGCCCGATCACCAAGATTTTTGCCTACAACGGCAACGTCACGCTGCGTAATGGCACTGGATACGCGGCGCAGGCAGCCGGCTTTGAGATGGGCTGCTTAAACAATAATGCGGCTCAAGGATCACTCGGAACACTGCCTACGGTGTGGGGGTACGACTGCGTTAACTTAGGGACATTTGGTTGCGATACAGCATATATAGCTCGCCACAATAGTGTTGGATTCTTCGCAGGATTTCAGCTTTCAGGCGTTAATAACGCTGGCGTGACAGTGCAGGGTTTTTTCGATCAGACCGTATACGGTAACGCTGTTACGAATGCAGGCATTGGATTTTTGAGCGCTGGCGCGACCGCTTCAGGAACAGCAATAACCAATGTTCGTCATTTTCAGGCTAGTAATACTACGCTTGGCGGTGGTGGATCGACGATAGGTACGCAAGTAGGTTTTCAGTGTCAGGCACTCTCTGGAGCCACAAATAACTACGGTTTCTTATCGGCAATGGCATCTGGCGCCAACAATGTGGCTTTTTATGCGCAAGGTACGGCAGTTTCTATTTTCGGTGGAGTGGTCAACTTTCAAGGCGTAGCAGCGGCTGTTAGTTCAGGGTTAGGATTTAGCGGCCAACAGCAAACAACTGTAGGCGCTACCGGAGCTGCTAGTGTACTTCCGGCAAATCCATTGGGATACATAATCGCCTTTGTTGGTGCTACGAAGGTAGCTATTCCTTACTACAACGGATAACCAAATGAACGTCATTGAAGTAGATGCCCGTATCAACATGCTCACTGAGCAACGCAACTCAGCCTTAAATCATGCTGTGTTGCTGGCGGGACAAGTAGCGATGCTGCAGGCGGAACTTACAGGACTAAAATCGCAAAAGACAAATCCGCCGCCGACCGAAGGCAACGTGCCGCTGCACATCGTGCCGCCAGCAGCATGAATAAACCCACCGTAACGTGGCCCTATATCGCAGCGATAATCTGCTTCGTAGTAGTCGCAATATTTGGCCTATTGGTTGGGCCATGAGCTTCCACTACCTCACCGAAGACGGCAGCGGGGCGTGATATTGTCTACCAGGATTGACTACATGGACGGATCAAAATGTCAGACGCATCCAGACAAGTAAGCCATGACGGTAAGGCTGAGGAAATCGTCGCCTTGGTGAACTTCTACGAAAACCTGCAGGAGAAAATGCGCGGACTTGGCAATCACGCGGTGTTCAACGGCTCGACCAAGATTATTACCTGGATGCTAGGTATCAACGCCGTCTTAGTCGCCGCCGCCATAACTGGCGGTATTGGATTCGCGATGGCCACGAGCGGGCGCTTGTCATCGCTTGAGGCAAAGGTGGAGATCGTAATGCTGAGGGGCAAGTGATGGCGACGCAGGACATCAAGGACGAATCTATTTATAACCCCAGCGGCACGGTGAATACCGCGAAAGCCGAAATACACGATAAGTCTAAGGGCTGGATCATCGCGGCTTTCATATCGTTAAATCTATTGGGTACGGTTTTCATGTTCATCGAGTGGCGCGATGCTGCGATGGAGTCGCGCTTGAAACAGTACAACCTAGATTGGTTCAAGACTCACGAATTCTCGGACCTTAACGGTAAGGTACAGGTACAGGATCGAATGATCCTCGCGCTACAAGTCGGTCAAGTGTGCAAAAAGGAGAGATGATATGGGCGGCACGGTAATCATCGTGGGCGATAAGCCACTAGTCGATACGATCGAAGCGAACCTAAACAAAGTGGCCGTATTCAGGCGTCAGCGGGCGACGGCTATCATTGCAGAATACAAGGCCAACGAGAACAGCATCACGCGCGACGATCAGCAATTCCTGTTGCGCTGTGCGGCTGATATTGTCGATAACGGATGAGCGCGACAGATCTAGCCAAGCAGTTCGAGGGCTGCCGGTTAGAGGCGTATCAGGATATCGCTGGCGTCTGGACGATCGGTTACGGCCATACAGGCAAGGACGTGCACGAAGGCTTGGTATGGACACAGGAGCAGGCTGATGACGCGCTGTTGCACGACGTGAATGCAGCTAGAGCACTCCTAGAGATGTATAGCCCAGGGCTCACCAATGGCCGTTTGGATGCGCTGACTGATTTTGTTTTCAACTTAGGCATAGGCAACTACCGCACTAGCACGCTTTGCAAGATGGTCAACGCGGACGATTGGGAAGGCGTAAAGTCGCAGCTACTTTTGTGGGATCACTCAAACGGCAAGGTGATTCCAGGATTACTCGCTCGCAGGGAGGCTGAAGCCGCTCTGATGGGTTAAGGAGACATCCATGCATACCCTGATTGTATTATTTATCATTGTTGCAGCTTTCGCTCTTGTGTACTGGGGCATGACCAGCCTACCCCTGCCGCCTGTCGTGCGGACTGTCATCATCGTTGTTATGGGTCTGATTGCTCTCGTGTTCATTTACAACATGTTTGCAGGCGGTGGAATGAACTTCAATTTCCCAAGATGAAACTACAGCGTTCCATATTTATGGAGGGTTCGTTTAGCTACGAGATAAGCTTCATGCGCCTCTTCTGCGGTTTCAAAAATACCGAGATATTTGCTCATAGAGTTGAAGCCTATTTGCGCAACATATTTCGATCTCAATTTAGTGACGCCGAGAAGACCTGTGGAAATATTGTCACGCCTAGCTTTTTTGAGATTCTGAGATTGCGCTCCTTGCGGTATATCTCTCAGATTAACGAACCTATCGTTACCGCGATTACCGTCAATATGATCAATAGTGTATTTAGGATTTTTTCCGGTAACGTAGAGCCATGCAAGTCTGTGTCCGAAATGGTATACCCCCAACAGCATTATTTGCCGATATCCATCAGGCCTAACACATCCAGCTACTTCTCCAACCTTTACTCTATTGCTAGTCTGAATTCGACGCAGGAATATTCCTGTTTTAGGATCATAGGAAAGTTCTTCCTTCAATCGTTCAAGAGTAAGATCTTGTTTAGCCATGACGCGGTAACCTCGCTGATTGGTGAGAGGCCCGCACGCGATTACAGTCGCTGCGGGCTTCGTTATTCTAGCACGCATCTTAGATGACAGATACCGCTATCAGTCTTCGCGAATACGTAGATACACGCTTTCACGATCAGGAGAAGGCAGTATCTACCGCATTGGCGGCTCAGAAAGAGGCTGTGGCTGCTGCGTTGGCGGCTGCTGATCGTGCGGTAACCAAGGCTGAGATTGCGGCAACTGCTAAGTTTGAATCGGTGAATGAATTTAGGGGCACTTTGGACGATAACGCGCGCTTGCTTATGCCAAGGGCGGAAGTTGGGCAGATCGTCAAGGCACTAGAGGAGAAGATAGCGGAACTTCAAAAGATAGTCTGGATCGGCTTAGGGATCGTGCTTGCGTTCCAGTTCTTTATAGGGATGGCGGTGATGTTTCTAAAGGGCAAGTCGTGAAACACGAATGGGTGATGATGGCCATTCTGGCTTTCGCCATCCTAGCCATTCTGTGGGTCTTAGAGCGGCGTAACAAAAGCGCAACTAGCAAGATACATCTCGATGATTTGCTCATAGGAACTGATGGTAAGGCCTCCAAAGCCGCGTTTGTCATGGGTGGAAGCTTCATCGTGACCAGTTGGATTGTGATCTTCCAGACCTTGAATAAAACGCTGTCAGACTTGACATTCGCGGCGTATATTGGGGCGTGGGTAGTACCAGCGGTAACCGCATTAATCAAGGGACCATCGCCTAATGCCACTAGTGAAACGACAATTACCAGTCGGACAGTAACTCCACCAGAGGAAAAGCCATGACGGGATTCATCTGTTTTCTAGTCGGTCTCGCCGTAGGGGCAGGTGGTGTGTGGTATCTGACGCATAAGAAGCTCGCGCAGGACATCGCCTCGAAAGTTACCGCTGATGCATCCGCAGTCAAAGCCGACGTGAAGAAATTGTGACATCACTATTGGAGACAACATGAGTTATTCATTTTCAGTGAAAGGCGCCACGAAGGCGGAAGTGATCGATTTGGCAAGCAAGCAATTCGATGATGTCGAGAAAAATCAGCCTGCCCACAAAGCAGACATGCCAGCGGCCCGTACTGCGCTCGCAGCGTTCATCGACTTGCTGGTTGACGATTCGGCGCAAGACTGCGGCGCCTCCGTCAGCGGCTACCTTTCGTGGAACGATAAGGGTACCTATCAGTCCGCCGTCAACATCAGCACCGGCCTTCAACCGCGCAAGTGACCGCAGAAATCAAAGCTATCGCCATTGCCGCTGCGGTGCTCATCGTGGCACTTGGCGGCTATCTTGGGTTTCGACTCGCGTTCAATTCAGGCGTCACGGCTGGTAAGGCCGAAACCCAAATCCTATGGGACAACGACAAGGCCAAGATTCAATCGGTCGCTGATGCGGCGATAGCGGAAGCTACGAAGGAAAAAGAGGCGGCACTTGCCAACAATGAGGTCATTCAGAATGGATACCAAGCCCAACTATCTGCCGTCAACGCTAGCGCTGCTGAGTTTGCTAAGCGGCTGCGCGACGCAGAAACCCGTCTTGCAGCCAGTAGCCGTAACTTGCCCCAAGCCAATAGTGGACAGCCAGCTACTGCAACCAGCGCGCCGACAAGCGCTGACCAACTTGGAAAGTTGGCTCAACTCACTGCCGACCTACACGCCGAGTGTACTGCCAATGCCGACCAACTCGACAGTCTCAGCGGCCAAATAAAGCCGCAGTTGTGAAGAAGACGTACATCTACAAGATTTTGCTGTTCATCGACATCTTCCTGTGCGCGATCGTATTCCGTGACCCGGACGTTACCATTAGCGCCGAGACCGGCCTTGCGATGCAGCGCGCTAACCCGCCGTGGTGGGCGAAGCGACTGAATCAGTTTTTGAACTTCTTCCACAAGGGCCACTGCGCGCAGGCGATCGACGATGATATCGTTCGCGCCGAAACCGCAATTGCGTACCTAAAGACCAAACAGCCGTGAAGTACCTCAAAGCCATTTATCTTATCCTGTTCAAGATGAAGGTCCAGGTACGTCGCGGCCCGCGCTGATTGAATTTGTCATCGGTTGGGAGTAATACTCTCAACGCTCGAAACCACCGCACTTCCCAAAGGAATTTCGCAATGTCCACCGCCACAGTCACACTGACCAAAAACCCGACCGCGCCGCTGCCCGCGGCCAATGCCGCCTTTGCCAAAACCACGGTCACCGTGACCGACAGCGCAGGGACGGTGATCCCGCCGCAGGACTTGAACGGCAAGGAAACCCCGCCGTGGACCGCTGTGTTCACGAACGTGGCCGCTGTGGCTGGCGCCACCGGTACGGTCACGGCGCAGGACTTCGATGTCAATGGGCTCGCGATCGGTGCTCCGGTGACCGCGACGTTTACCGAAATCGGCACGCCGCCCGTGTTCCCGCAGACAACGGCGATCACTGTCGCCATCAGCTGATGGACTGGGAGTCCGAGCGCGTCGAGGCGCTGCTGCGGCACATCAACCGGCAGCTTGAGCATGTAGTCGAGTTGCTCAAGTTGCTGGTGGCCAGCCAAGAGGCGCCCTCGTATCCGCAAACCACCGGCGTCGACGTGAAGATAGACCCTTGAGCCTACCTTTCGTCTTGCCAGCCACTGACGTGTTCTTTGGCAGCCAAAAGCGCGTACTGGCCCATTACGTTGAACTCTTTCAGCGCCAGATCGATAACGTCCCAGCCGCAACCGACTATTACTCGCGTAATTGGCTCATTCCTACAGGTGAGAACAACAAGTTTCTAGCCCAAGGCGGGTTCATTCGCTCGAGGCCTGAAGCCGTAGCACCCGGCGCCATCAACTATCTGCTGACCAATAAGCAAAACGAGGTAAAAGCGGCAATTGCGGTAGGGATCACAGGCTTTACCTACGACCTGCAGAACTACGCCGACGACCTATTACCTACTGGTAAGTTCGGGACCATGCTCACCGCGGCTCAAAACGTTGATCCGCGATTCTGGGTCGTGCCCATGTTCGACATGGCGGTGGGCTTTAGCCAAGATCAGATCGTCAAAGTGATGACCACCTACGCCACCGGTTGGCCATCGATTGCACGCTGGTGTGATGGGAGGATCCTGTTCTCTGCTTTCAACGCCTCTCAGCCACCGCCATTCTGGTCAGGCATCATAGAGCGATTGAACGCCGCGAACATCAATGTGGCGTTTATACCGGTGCTTTTGGGAAATCCTGGGACCACAGGGCCGCTATCGCCTATTAGCCTAGGGTTAGGTGGCTGGGGTACCGCAAGGCCTGATGTAGCCGCTGCAGGACCTGCCAATTATATGCACCCGATCCTGGCGCAGCAGTTTCGGCCCTCATCGTCGGTGTTTTGGGAGGCCGGCAACAGTGCTACTTTGCGCAATAGCTGGCTGACGGCGATCAATGGCGGATCACAGCTTGTGCAGCTCGTGACATGGAACGACTTTTCAGAGGCCAGCCAGTTCCAGCCATACACTGACTCGAGTCTCACACCAAATATCGGCTCTTGGGCCTACGACCTGACGGCCTACTATGCGACGTGGTTCGCGACCGGCAAGCAGCCGGCTATAACCAAAGACGTGCTTTACCCGGTCTATCGCAAGATGAAATCGACGGATCCGCACCCTAACCAGCCTAAGCCGTGCGTCATTCAGCCGGGACAACCCACAGAGACCTTCAATATCGAGTGCTTGAGCTTCCTGGTGACCCAAGGAACGGTTTTGATCAACGGGGCGGCCACTGTAGCCCAAGCTGGGATAACGTCTGTAGTGACTCCTACGGCGCCTGGAACACCTAAATTTGCATTACAGCGCAATGGCTCGAACGTATTTAGCTTCAACGGACCGGTGGCGATCGGGCCGAATTTGCAGGGGACAACTGACCTTTCGTATTATGGTTGTGGCTTTTCGGCCTAATTTCGCCCCCACAGAAACAAGGTTTCGGCGGTTCAGGCCCACCCACCCATTGACGATATGTGGCTGGGCAACGCTCGCAGCCCCAGACGATTTTACCCGACGTGGACACGGGCTTTGAGCATAGCATCGGCGTAGCGGTAGGCCTCGGCGCATAGTTCGTCGCGATCCATTGGGAATGTCCTGACGTGTTCGCGCCTAATCAGCGCCTGCATCGCGGCTTGAGCGAAGCTATCGCGTAGAATTGTTTCGTGTTTGTTCATGGCTTAGCTGCGGCATCAGACTGTGTCGTGTAGCGGCATTTCGCGTATTCGCCCTGAGCGCACATATCACAGATGCCGCGCCCGGCAATCGTTCGGCAGTCTTGTTTCACTGACCGCTGAGCAGGAGAGTCAGTCGATACCGTCACAGAAACCACGTCCGAAGCGGCAGAAAACAGGCCAACGGAATCCTGCGTCGCCTCTTTCAAACTGTAGGCTTCGTGGGGATAGCCGCCTTGCGTGCCGTCCGCGAAAGTCAGCGTAATGGTGAACCACTTTTTCATGACTTAACCTCTCCGCTGGATTGTGGCGGAAGCTCCGGCACGAGCGCATTCAATTGAGCTATCCGCATAACGTCGCCAAATATAGCGGGCAAGTCGGCAGCATCCCATTCGGTCTTAAATCCGCATTCGCAGGGACGGCCGGGGCACGGGGGGATATGGCCACCGAAGCGGTAAAGAGCGAAACGCAGCCTGTTGATGCGCGCCTGGTAATCGCGCTCCATGATCGGCAAAATTCGATCCGCGTTGTGGTGCTCGCCGGGGTTTTCCTTGCTCATGGCTTAGCCTCTCCATCGGACTGTGACCCTTTGAGCGCAGCTTCGCAGCGATTCCTGATCCAAGTGTAGGTTTGTAGCGTCGCATCGCCCGCCGTGGTCGCCACCTTGATTTCGTTTATCGCTATCTCAAGATCGCGACAGCGAGCGGCGTAGGTCCGCGCGGTGCGCTGCATGTACTCGACTTCCTCTTGAAGCGACTCGACAACCTCTTCGTCGGTCGCCCCGCAATCGCTGAATCTTTCACGCGCCATGTTCTCCCCCTGTATTACCAGTAGCCATTTCTTTCAGAGTCTCCTTGCGAGCCTGCAATTCAGCCAGCGACCGCTTGGCGCTATCCCGCGCCTCGACGCCATGGTAGAGACCCGCATCGTAGGCATCAGCTACATCGAACCACGTTGCCGGCGCCTGCCCAACGCGCTCCCGTAGCGTGCGGATGTACGCGAGGCAAGAGATTGTGTGTTGCGGGTGGCTCATGGCTTGGAATCTGGATTGGCTTGTGACACGCCGCACTTCATACACTTTACCTGCGTAACAAGGCGTGCTGGGTCGTGCGGACTGAGTGCGTTATTCATGTGGTATTCGGCCCACTCGTGTTCGCAAGCCAGTTCGCAAATTCGCACTTCTGGCGCGGCCTCTCGACGCATATCTTGGACGCTTAGGAACGTCCTCACGCCGATCCCGTAAATGCTGACGTTGTGCATACCAGCCATGTTTGCTTCGACCCAGCGGGCCACTGTGCGAGCGGCGAGCACCACGTCTTGAGGGACTTTCAAGAGCGGATCGTAGGTTTCCAGGTTCCTCATTCGCCACCTTTGGGCGCCGGCGCCGTATCTCGCTTCGCTTCCTGAACCGCAGCTTTTACAAGATCTACGACGTGCTGGATCTTGAAGCCAGCGTGATCGCCGCAGCGTAGGCAGACCCAGTTGTACGCGTATCTGTGGCCAAGCACTTTGCATAGCACCGGGATCATTTCTGCTCCTTGACAGCACTGGATTGAAGAGATGTCACTTTGCTCTCCGCTTGTTGACCCGTCGCAGATAGGTCTGCACGCGGTCCCAGTCTTTGGGGTGAACCCAGAACTGGCGGAGTACATAGCCCTCCGCCCGCATCCGGTCCCGCAGCTCGCGCATGCGCTCTGCGGAGTTCTTCACTTGATCTGCGCCAACTGTCCAATGCTGAGAGGAAGCGCCAAAGACTTGTCAGTTGTTTGGACCGACGCTTGTACGCCCATTGCTTCCATTGAGTGATCAGTGACTCCGAGCCGGAACCCTGGACCAACTTCAGCGACCCGGAATACTGCCGCATCCAAGTTATGGTTAAACACCACCAGATCGCCGACTTTTGCGTTGAACTTCTTAGCCATTTTCGTACTCCGTTTTGTGACTTGACGGAAGTAGTATAGCACGTCACATGTGACAAGTCAAGTACCGTGACATGTGACATATTAGTGTTGCCCTATTCTGACTTGCTCTAGTTTGTCGAGAATTGCCTTGAGGAGGGTCAACACGGTTTTTTCGTACTCGGTCATAGGACAGTCAGGGTGCTCAAGAGATTTCTCAAGATCATCCATGCTCGGCTCCTGAAGTAGATTG